TTTTCATCAGAGTCTCGTCCTAAAAATATGCTGATTAATTACATTATTAAAATATAGGGATCAAGATGAGTTCAATTGCAAAAGCAAGTATATCATTTAGCAAGAAAGATCTTCAGAAAAGCAGAGTTCCGCCTGTTGCATTTAGAAATGTAGCCTTTTATCATAAAGCAACAGTGAGTGATTTAATAATAAATCTGCTATCTCTAAACTTTCCATCAAGTGAAATGCCTACAGCAGTACAAGCCACAGCAGATGAGCTTTCTGGTGCTCGTCTTTCTATAAACAAAAAGAATCTTAGTCTGGTGTCTTCCGCTAAGGGACAGCTAATACAGGGTCTAGATTATATTGTAGTTGATTCTATGACTATAGTGCTTATTGGACCATATGATTCTATCGGTGCAGAAATTGATGAGATATTCGTAGGCACGATAAACTGCGCTCCAGTAAGTGACTTAGTGGTAGCTTCAGCTAAAAATGTTACTAGGTCGTATACTCTTGCCGTTGGTCAAACAACACTTAATCTTGCACAAGAATACCAGGTCAATATATTTCCTAATGAAAATATCGGAATAATCAAGATTTTTGTAAATGGTGTTTTAGCAAATAGAAATACAGGCAACTCTAGCGTCACGCTAGATAAAGATTACTATGAAGTAGATAGTGGAAATGGTTTTGGAACAACAGTGATTTTTAATGTTGCGCCTAGTTCTACCGCCTACGACATAGTTGTTGATTTTGGTGTAATGGCAATAACAGACAATAATGCTATAGGAACTATTGAGAGCTTGACTGGAAGCATAAAGAAGCTTGCAGACGATGTAGCAGTAATGGCCGGAACTACAGCCAGTGATTACTATAATGCATCTCCTAGTGAAGTAGAGAGAAGGGTTTTTGGTGATATGGTTTTAGAACACGAAGCAGATATTACAGATCTACAAGCTAATAAGGCTAATCTAAACGGCAACAACGCACAACTATTTAATGTAGCAAATGCAGTGTCTGCTACTAATGCTGTGGCACTAGGGCAGTTTGGTGCATTGTTGGCAGAAGACGGCTATCAAAGATTTCCAAGTGGATTAATACTGCAGTGGGGATACAGTAGTGTTTGGGCCGCAGTAACTTTCCCAATAGCATTTCCTAATGCTGCATTCTCTGTTGTATCAACTTTTAGAGGTTCTTCACATGAACATGGAGTTACCTCGGTTACAACAACAGGTTTTTCGCCAACAACAAATGGAAACACATCGGCATTTTACTGGTTTGCAGTAGGATACTAACGGGGCAAGCATATGGCAAATACAGCGCTAAGACGAGGATCACAAGAAGATGGAAATAGCGACTACTTTACCGGGTGTCCTATTGGCGGAGGATTTATCTGGTACGGACTTCCTACTAAGATCCCTTCTAATTGCAGGGTATGTGATAATTCAACACTAGCTATTTCTAGCTTTGCAAAACTATATGAGAATCTAGATGGTGCCTGGGGAGAATCTGGCGGAAACATGAATATTCCAGATCTGCGAGGACGATTTCCTAGAGGAGTGGATAGCGGGGCTGGAAATGATCCAGACAGACTAACTAGAACTGGTCCAAATATGGGTCAGAATACTGCAGATACAGTAGGAAGTGTTCAGGATGACATCAACAAGTCCCATGATCATTTTGTGGCTACCACTATAGGTGGTGGTGAGATATTAAACTCAGACCTTAGTGCTACAACAAGAATAGCAAGAAATGGTGGAGGATCAGGTCTTTATCAAGGATATCAGCTAAAAGCCTCTACCGGATCAGCTGATGTGGGACAGACATCCGCCACGGTAGGAAGCGAATCTCGTCCTAAAAACGCAAACGTATATTTCGTAATAAGGGTAGAATAATATGGCTATCAGTAGAGAAAATTGGCTAAGAAGTATTACTCCTGCAGGCACAATTATAGCTTTTGCAGGAGCAACTCCGCCCAGTGGCTGGTTGTTATGTAATGGTTCTGCTATAAGCAGAACTACTTATTCAGCACTATTTTCAGCAATAGGAACCGCCCACGGTCAAGGCGATGGTTCTGCTACGTTTAACTTACCTGATTACAGAGGACAATTTCTAAGAGGCCGAGTAGATATAAATACTGTAACTGGTTCTGGCACTGTTCCTGCTTCACCTAATAACAACAGAGCTACTTTTACAAATCATGGCATTAATCGAACAGGATTCAAGGTTCGAGTATCAAGTGGCACACTAGGTGGACTAGCTGCCTCAACTGACTACTTTGCCATAGTAGTAGATGCAAATACACTAGCTTTTGCAACTACACTAGCAAATGCGCTAGCCGGTACTAGAATTACACTAACTGCTAGTTCAGTCAATAGTGCAGTGCTAGCTCAATGGGAAGATCCCGGTGCAAATAGTAGAGCTGCTTCAACAGTTGGTGGAAGTAGTGGAAATAGCATAGGTGCATCTCAAGAAGACGCTATGCAGGGTCACAGACATGGCTTTAGATGGGGACAAAGCAGTGGAACAACGAATCCATACGGTTCTTTAATGGGCAACAGCATCTCTACTTTTTCTTTTGGGCAGTATAGTTCTACAAGCGGCGATCTACCCATAGCGGATCCAGTAAATGGAACTCCAAAAACAGACTTTGAATCTCGTCCCAAAAACTTATTAGTGAACTATATTATAAAGATTTAATGAGAATAAAAGAGCTAGTCTCTAAACTAAATAAATATTAAAAATAAGAGGAACTGTGGCTAAAGAAATAGGTGTAAAAGCGTTCGAAAATAAACTTGCAGAATATCTTAAAATAGTAGTTCCACCAGGGAGCGTGCAGGCTTTTGCAGGAACAAACCCACCTTCGGACTGGCTGATATGTGATGGAAGAACCGTCTCTAGAACTACTTACAGTGACTTGTTTGAGGCTATCGGAACATCTCATGGGTCAGGAGATGGAAGCACAACATTTAACTTGCCAGATCTTCGCGGTGTATTCTTAAGAGGTTTAGACTCTGGTAGAGGTCTTGATACAGGAAGAGCACTGGGAAGTTATCAGGCAGATGAGCTAAAGAGCCACAATCATACTGAATCTATTGCATTAAATATTGCTACCGTTGATTTAGATATTTATAAATCAGGTAACGTCAACTCTTCTGGGAGAGCTGCTAATATTCCAGGAATTTCTAGTTCTAACCAAAGAAGAGGTATTACTGATTTATCCGGTGGAACTGAAGCCCGTCCTAAAAACGTTGCTGTTAACTATATTATAAAGATTTAATGAGAATAAAAGAACTAGTCTCTAAACTAAATAAATACGGAATACCTGTTCCAATGGTAAGGGATCCTAGAACTGGTCTTGGATCTGTATCTCTTACTCTAGTTTTACTTTCTAGTATATATGTTCAACTAGCTCTACTAAATATGTTTGCACAGATGTTTAAAGGTGTAGATATAGTGAATGCCTTATACTGGCATGGCATGAGCTTAGCACTTTACTTCGGAAGATCCTTTAATAAAGAAGGAGACATATCTATGAACTCAAGCTCTTCTGACTCAGAAGAATCAACAGATAGAAGATCAAGACTCCCTAGGAAATAGGTTTTATCGACTTAAGAAAATACGTAGCAGTGTCACGACAACCGTTATCTCGAAGATAATCATTCCAGTCAAACTCACTATCACCAGTCAGAGCATAATGAGTAAGAACACCAGCTTTATTTAGTTTAGCTAGACCCTTTAATCCTGGCTCATCAGAATCAAAAGCGCAAACAATCTTTATTCCTGCTTCTTTTAATTCTTTAAGTTTATCAAGCTGATGTTCAGTGGTTCCACAGCCAGAGGTAGCGACTGCCTTCCAGGGATTTTTTAAAACTCCACCATAAAGCTTATCTAGTGACTGCTGAATAGAAAGCGCATTAAATGCACCCTCACATACTATAACGCCTTTAATATCAGTCACAAATGGACTCTGATTCCAGTTGTAGAAAACTAAGCCAAGCCTAGTTCCAGGCTGAGTCAGCATCTTTACTGTATCTCCGTCTCGTGTCCAGGCCTCTAGTAGTCGTGTCTGTGATCCTACATATATAGATTCATAATAATAGGGAAGCACTATGCCTTCACGCTCTGTGTCAAAATACATGTCGCCTTTAGGCTCAAGACCTCGTGATTTAATATACTCGACACCTCTAGCTGCTCTAGGATCTGACAGTGGCAGGAACTGCGGTTGCCAGTCTAGTCTGCTTATTTCGTTTGGTTTAGCATGAGTCATCTCAAAATCGCCTTTGAGAAACTCAGCAAGATCTATTCCTGCCTGATGGCAATACTCTCTTAGAGAATAGCCTCGCTGACATCTGCCACTACACCAGCACCAGATAGCACCTGTATCTTCATCGCTATGCCAGTAGATCGTATCATTTGGTCGCTTGCATATTAAACATTTTTTAGTATTCATATTCATCATTAAAATCTATTATGCCAAGTTTTATAAGAATTATTTGTATATCTACTCGTCTAGCCATATCTGACCATATATCACTCATTTCTTAAACTTTCCTAGCCATTCAAAGAAATTAAACTCGCTCTGATCTTCAGATCTAAAGAAAGCATAGAGTAGCGGATGCTCTAGAAGTTGTGATTGTGTTAAACCCTTAGTCATCACTAGATATTCTTTACGAGTAAGTTGACGACTATCTAGTAGATAATCGTTTACTATTCTGCCACCAAATTGACCATAATATTCTAGGAGACGGCTATCTTGAGGTCTTGCTCCTTCACTATATCCAGCAGCACCATCATCTTGAACAGTTTCATGTGTGTTAGTCTCAGAACATTCGGATGCACTATCCCCTTCATTTTTCTCATCATTACCCTTTGCTATAATTTCTGCTAGTCTCTTTAATGCTTCTTCTCGTGTGATCATTCGTCGTCCTTGTCGTAGCCTACAGTATTTAATAAATTGCTAATTTTTTCCTGCTTCATCTTTTCCATATGAGCTGCAGATATTTCTACATATCTACCTTTATCAAAGGCACACTCTATCTTCATACCCTGATAGCCAAAGCGATCTTTCTTGATAAGAAATTTAGTAGTCTTATTCTCAAAGTCTGGTATGATTTCGACCACTACCGTCGATGGCTCGTAGACACTAGGACAATCTTTAATACGAGAGTCTAGCTCTTGATTGTTACGCTTACCTAGTGAGTGAAGCTGAGCGAATAGAACTACTGGTATGTTAGATTCTCTGATATATTTGCCTAGCCATAGACGCAGATCTGTTAGTGTCTCAAAACTACTTCTAGCGGGATTGTTAACAGAAGTTTTTATCTGCTGGAAGTAGTCTATCATTACTGCTGAGTAGTCTGCTGTCTTAACTTGTGTAAGAATATTCTTGACGCCTTCTAGTGTAGAGGTGATGCCGTTATTATAGACTACATCTACAACCTTAACATATTTACATATTTCAGGATACAGCTTCATACACTCCAACTGCTGAGACTTAGGCATCATGCCTTTCTTATAGTCATTAAAATTATAGCCTAGTTCTAGGCAGGCAATTCGATAGATGATATCCTGTTTTGGTTCCTCGTTTGATATAACCAGTGTCTTCTTGCCTTCTTTCCAGAGAGGATAGGATATGTTGGCTGCAATAGTAGACTTACCATTACCAGAATAACCACACATTAGATAAAGATTTTCTCTAGTAAATGGCACAGCTGCGGTTAATGCCTTATTGATAAATGTAATCTTCTCGCCAAGCATGCGATTATAGGATGCAACGCTTTCATACATCTCTTTAATCGATTCTTTATCTCCAAAAGAATCGAGTTCATCTAGAGATACTTCAATATTAATATCACTTATGGTAGATGAAGATTTTTTACTATTTGCCTGCAGTGCCCTAGCAATGTCTTGCTCTGATAACTTAGCCATTATAGATCTCCTAGATTGATGTCTAGATCTACTTGGCCAGGATTAATATCTGGGCCTTTGCTATCTGCTATTGCCTCTGTTTCTTGTTCTTTAATAAGTGCTTCCCAATCAAGAGTAGGATGCGAATCTGCGTACTTTTGTTGTTTTCTATATTCTGAAGCACTCATGTTACCATACTTAGTGGCCTTGGGCTCCATCTCTTCAATTGTATATATAGAAAAGAAAACACGCTTAGCTGCACTAGATATTAATTCACGCCATGATTCGGAAAACTCTGACAAAGTTTCACTTTTGCCATTTTTCTTCAGACGTTTAAATACATTTTTAACTACTGCATCAGATGGCATATGTGCGTGAATAGCTCTGTCGAGATAGACCAGCGCATCTTCCATAGATACTTTTGCTTTAGATAAGCTATAAAATAAAAGATCAAAATTATTTTCAAGATATGTAGCAGATCTATCTAATTCAGCTAGTTCAGCCTTCCATTTCATGAAGATAAGTTCAGCTTTATTGTCCACTGCTTACCTCCATTGTTTCAACGCTTTTACTTTTTAGATTTGTGATTTCAATCTTGGCGCTGTTGTTTATCTTGTCAATAAACAATAATTTGATCTCATACTCGTCGTTAATGATAAACGGTTTTCGTTTACCTAACCACCAAGTAAGAGTATCCTGCAACTTGTCTTTGAATTTAGACAGATTTTCCATAGAACTCCTAAAAAACGTTTAATATAAAATCGTATTTTTATTATACGATGATACAATATTATGCAATAAGTATAATATGTGAATGAAGGCAATACTTACCAATAAACTGGCAGTCATCCAAAATCCCTCAGACGAGATTGTACTCATGCTTGAGAAAGCATGTTCATACACTGATAAACAAAAAGAATATCAGGTCAAAAGAATGGAGAAAAATCCATTTCAGCGTAACTCTCCCATATTAAACAAGTTACGCAAAGAAGTAAGCTGTACACTATTGAAAAAACTAGATGGTGGTCACTTAGTTATGAATTCAGGTCTTAGTTTCTTGATTCCAGAGATTTCACTTGTAGATAAAAGATGTGAAACAGGCGAGACTATGGCTTTGCCTTGGAAAAAGAAACCACACGACCCTAGAGATTATCAGAAAGAGGCTATTGATATAGCAACTTCTAGTTGGCGTGGTGTAATAAACTTTGCAACTGGCTTAGGCAAAACACTTACTGCCTTGCATTTAGTTAAGCAATTAAAAAGAAAAACCCTCATAGTGGTTCCATCTGAAAGTATAGCTAAACAATTTTATAGTGAGTTAACTAGCGCATTTGGAGAAAATATCGTAGGCTACTATGGTGGCGGAAAAAAGAAAGTAAAGTTCATAACAGTAGGTATTGCCGCTTCTGTTTTTAATAGCCTAGAAACTTTTAAAAAAGAAAATCTAGGTCTTATTATATTTGATGAAGTTCATCACATAGCAGCAGATACATTCTATGACATATCTATTGCTCTAGGTGACGTTGGCAGAATATATGGTATGACTGCTACCGACTTTAGGTCAGATGGCAAAGACATTATGATATCAGCAGGCTGCGGCCCAGTTATAGTCAAACGTGATATTAAATGGGGCATAGATAACGGGTTTTTAGCTAAACCTAAATTTATAGTCACTGAGGTAAAAACTGAAGGTGCAGACTATTCGAACGACAAGCTTAAAAACTATAAAGCGCATGTCCTTAATGACAAGAAAATGAAAGAAAAAATAAAATCTGATATTCAGAAATATATGGCTGAAGGCAAATCAGTTTTATGCCTAGTAGGTGAGGTTGCACATGGAGAAGAGTTATCCAAAGATCTGGGAATCCCTTTTGCCCAAGGAAAGGATAGACTATCACAACACTATGTCGATAGTCTTAACTCAGGAGAAATTAAAGGGCTCGTCGGTACAGGTGGAAAAGTTGGCGAAGGAACAGACACCAGGCGGGTTGACGTTCTTATTCTTGCTAACTTTATGGCATCTAAAGGCCCTGTCATTCAAGCAATTGGAAGAGGTCTGCGACTCTATGGGGATAAAACTGAGTGTATCGTTCAGGACTACATACCTGCGGGTTCGACTATGCTGTCCCGTCACGCAAAAGCGCGACTTGTACTTTATAGAACTATAACTAATGATATAACACTAGAAAAGCAGTAGTATGTCATTAATGTTTAGCTATCAGCTAGTTCTACATAGATGGGTTATTAAATTTTTCGTATGGCATCTGTGTAGGCAACTAGGCATAAAGCGCTATGTTATATCTGGCTCTTATCGAAGAGGCAAATGGTTCTGTAATGATATAGATCTAGTTGTTCCTATAGATTCAGAAAGACAGGCAAATGGCATTTTAGCTAGTCTAAAAAAAATAGGCTGGACACCGCT